CAGTAGGTGATACTCCAAGATTACGTGTGTTTAATCAAACAAGCGGAATTTCAACAATTCCAATTATTCAAAATCAGTTAAACGACACAATTAAGTTTCAAACAACAGTTGGCGCAGCAACAAAAACCCCATTAACATTAGTTGGTGCTGATGTGTTGCCAGGATCTGACAATCAAACCGATTTAGGTTCAGGTTCATTAAGATTTAAAACAGTTAACGCTGTAACATTTGCTGGAACATCAACACGTTCAGATTCTTTATATCTTGCAGCAGATGATTACAGAACAGCAAGTGCCAGCGCAACATCAGGCACTGTAGCAGTAAGAACTAGCTCAACAGAAGTTATTAATGGTGTAAGTGTTTCTCCAGGTGCCCTAAAAGCAACATTTTTTGTTGGAACAGCTACATCAGCTAATTATGCTGACTTAGCAGAAAAGTATCTAGCTGACGCAGAATATGAAGTTGGTACAGTATTAATGGTAGGCGGTGATAAAGAAGTAACAGCTTGCCAAGTAGGATTACGTGCAATTGGACCAGTAAGTGATAAACCTGCTTATCTAATGAATAGTGGATTAGAAGGTGGCACAACAATAGCATTAAAAGGACGAGTTCCTGTTAAAGTATCTGGTTCAGTATTAAAAGGACAACGATTAGTTGCAGGACCAAACGGAACAGCTCAATCTGCTATGGGTAATAATGCAGATGTCTTTGCTATAGCTTTAGAAAGCAGTGATGACGTAGGGGTCAAAATTATTGAATGTGTTATACTTTAATGTATAAATAATCTGAGAACATAAAGGATATCAAATGGCTGGACAAAATACACTAATTATAGCAACTGATTATAATTTAATTCAATCTAAAATTGCTTTAGTTATGGGCAATGGTTCAGGAAATAAAGGGTACGGGCAAACTCTTACTAGTTCTCAGGTTGGACAATATTCTACAATTACCGTAGCTCAATGGGCAGCATTACGTGACGATATTGCTCGTGCAAGACAACATCAAACTGGACAAACTCTTGGTATTCTTGCACCAGAAGATGTAGGTTATGTTGCAGCAACAAATCTTCCAATTCCAACAAATGCAAAACAAGTAAAAGAATCATGGCGTTCAGCATATTTACAAATGGCTACTGATGCTGACACTAACTACCTAACAGCACCTCCTCCAGTAGGACAGGCAAGTCGTGTTGATTTAGTAACACAACAAGTTAGAAATACTGCATGGAACGGTACAATTACACAAACAGTAGTAGTTACATGGGCAACTGCTGACGATGCTAGATATTTTTTCAATACAGGTAGTCAAATTGAATTTAGCGCAGACCGCTCAGGCGGTTCAGCAGGTTTGAAAAATTCAACTTGGACAGCTATGTTAGCAGGTATGGGTACTATTGCTATGAACCATACACAAACAACATACACTGGTTCAGGCATTGGAAGTAGTTTGGGATTCTATGATTTAACAACAACAAACAACCTTATTTTTGAAAAAGATGCACCTGCCGGCGATTATGCTGATAACAAATACTACATTTATGCTCGTGTAAATGATACAGGATCAAATAGAAGGATTCTTTATCTTGAAATTTATTTCGGTGACGATTCTGTTCCTCCAGTGAGTACCCCAGATCCAGGATTCCAAATTGACGAAAACGTTGACGGTACATTAACAAGTACTGTACAAGTTTATCGAGCTTCTGGTTCGAACGTCAGTGTACCTACACCTAGTGCTACTACAACTGCTATCAATTAATTTTTCCAATAGACCATTGACAAGATAATTAAATTAGTGTAATATTATACACTAAGGAGTTATCTATGGATGAAAGATTAGAAAAAGCATTTGGCGTGGCAAATTATATGGCCACACTGTCCAATCAAAGAAGAATAATTTTAGACGAATTTAAACAAAAACTAGTCTACTATGAAAACGGTGGAACATTTAATATTGATCCTGTCTTAATTAATTTTACCAAAACAGTTTTAGATCTTGAATACACCCATGATGTTCCTTTCGTAGATGCAAATGGTTTTCCTGTAGTCATTGTTGATGTACAAAAATTCTTTGATGAAATTTTGTTAAAATACATGACAGCACTGAATGAATATTCAGTTAAGTTTGCCGACATTAAGTCAAAAAGAAAAATTGCAGATATGGTTGAAATATGAAAACTGGTGCATTAATTTTTGCCCTTAATAATTCTGCAATTGATTATACTAAATTAGCAGTATTTGCGGCATTGAGGATTAAAGAATTTTTAAATATTCCAGTAACTATTGCTACAGATAACACTGAGTGGTTAGTTAAAAATTTTCCTGATCACCCTTTTGAAAAAATTATTAAAATCCATAACGAGCATTCTTCTCATAAACTATTTTATGATGGCTCGTTGTCTAGTAAAAAATTAGAATGGAAAAATACTACTAGATACAGAGCATACGAAATTAGTCCATATGATCGAACATTGATAATTGACAGCGATTTTATTATCAATTCAAATGTATTAAAAGTTGCTTTAGAACGAGATGCTCCTTTTCAAATTTATAAACGTAGTTTTAGTTTGTCAGACTGGAAAGATACAAAGCCTTACGAAAGAATAAATCAGTATAGTATACCTTTTTATTGGGCAACAGTTGTTGTATTTGATAAAGATCCAGTTGTTGAAGCATTTTTTAATTTAGTAAATTATATTAAACAAAATTGGTTATATTTTAGAATTTTATACAGTATTGATTCAGCAATATTTAGAAATGATTATGCTTTTAGCATAGCTATTCATATTATGAATGGTAAAATGGAAGGCGATTTTGCAATAGAATTGCCTGGAACAATGAATTATACGGAAGATAGAGATATTTTAATTGATATGAAAAACAATTCGATGAAGTTTTTAATTCAGAAAAAAGATCACTTGGGAGAATATATTGCTGCTAAAACTTCAGGTATTGACGTGCATGTTATGAATAAAGACAGTCTTACAAGGGTAATAAATGAGTACAAATATGTCTAAAGGCTTTTTAATTTTTGCTGAAAATACAAAAGATTATAATTATGTTGATCAAGCCTATGCGTTAGCATTGAGTATTAAAGCCAGTCAAAAAAATATTAAAAATGTTTCTTTAATGACAAATGATGAAGTATCAGAAGAACAAAGAGCAGTATTTGATCAAATATTAGAAATACCTTGGATCAAAGAAACTCCTGTTTCAAAATATAAAGCAGAACATAGATGGAAATTATATTATGTTTCTCCTTACGAAGAAACAATAATTTTAGATGCAGATATGTTACTACTTGATGACATCACAGATTGGTGGAATTATTGTAATAATTATGACATTAAATTTTGTTCTAGGGTTAAAAACTATAAACAAGAAATAATAGAAAAAGACTGGAGTCACCGCCTAGCGTTTATCGATAATGGATTAACCAATCCTTATTTTGCATTGCACTATTTTAAAAAATCAGAAGCAGCAACAAAATTTTACAAAGCATTAGAATTTGTATGTAATAACTGGGAGTGGGCATATACACAATTTGCTCCAGTGAGCTATCAAAATTGGTTAAGTATGGATTTGGCAACAGCAATAGCAATTGAAATAACAGGAGATTATTCTAGTGCAATTGATGTGTGTAGTCCTTTAGAATTTGTTCATATGAAAATTAAACTACAAGGATGGCCAATGTCGATTAATAGTTGGCAAGATACAGTTCCGTTTGTTTTAAATTCTAAAGGACAACTTATTGTAGGTAATATAAGACAACCAAAATTGTTTCATTATGTTGAAAAAAGTTTTATGTCGAAAAAACTTATAAAAAAATTAAAAGAGTTAGCTAATGACTGAATACTACGTTTATTTTGATAAAAAAACAGGACAAATACTTTCAGTTGGAAATGAACCTGAGCCAAAATTTGAACACGCTATTAAAACTAGTTTTGAAGATGTAGAAGGTTTTCTAACTGGTAAACTAAAATTTAAAGACTACCTTGTGGGATATAAACGTAACGAAAATGGTATAGCAAATCTTGCTATTGTTCCTACTACCGATCAAGGTTATGCTTTTAAAAATAATGTATTCGAGTGGATAACAGAAACAACAGAACGTGTAGAGTGTCTTGTAACATGGAACGGCCCAAATAAAAGTTGGGATTTTAAATTAGACGAAAGAAATAAAGATTATTATGACGTAGTTGTTGCTCCTAAATTAGTTTTTTTTGTTACATTAGAAGATGATTTTGATTTTTTAATTAGAACAATTTTTATTAATTTGGCAGATTTAATAACTTCTGATAAATTATCTTTTCCTTTTGAAAGCACTTTTGAAAAAAAGATAGATAAAATTTCTATAAGTTCCAAGTTAGTTTTCAAGAGTTATGGGTTAAGGATTATACATGATTAAAATAATAGAACAAGATATCATTTTTTTAAGTTACGATGAACCAAATGCTGAAAAAAATTATGCAGACCTTTTAGCAAAAGCACCTTGGGCTAAACGTGTGCATGGAGTTAAAGGTAGTGATGCTGCGCACAAGGCGTGTGCTGCACTAAGTGATACAGAATATTTTGTAACAGTAGATGCAGATAATATTATAGATCCAAAGTTTCTTGAAGTTGAAATAGACTTAGATGCGTTAGGACTTACCTCAGATCATGTGTTTAGTTGGTGCGGTAAAGTACATGTTAATGGACTTATGTATGGTAACGGTGGTTTAAAATTATGGACACGTAAGTTTGTTAATAATATGCGTACACACGAAAACAGTGATCCTGCTGATACAAAAGGCTTAGTGGAATTTTGTTTTGATGACAAATACTATCAATTCAATGAAAACTACAGCGAAAGTTTTACTAATGCAACACCATTTCAAGCATGGCGAGCAGGTTTTCGAGAAGGTGTAAAAATGTCACTAGACCAAGGAGCTAAGATTGGAAATTTACGAAAAATTTGGTGGCAAAATTATCATAGACTTTTAATTTGGTGTAGTGTTGGTGCAGATGTAGAAAATGGAATTTACAGTATACTAGGAGCACGGGAAGGTGCAGCTTTAACCAATTGCACTGATTGGGATTACGCAAATGTGAGAGATTTTGAATGGCTAACAAACTATTGGAACGAACACTATGCTAATGCATCTGATGAAGAAAAAACAGAACAAATTAATTTTTACGGCAAAGAACTACGTGAAAAATGTAAAATTGAAATCTC